GATTCAAGTTATGTTGCGGAACGCTCGCGCGACTATCGTCATACGCGCGAGGCATCAGATATTTAGTCGGGTTAGTTCAGTGGCAGAACGGCGGCTTCGTAATCCGCAGACGAGAGTTCGATTCTCTCACTCGGCTCCAGAATTGAGGTCAAAATGGATCATCAGGCAATTGCCCAGGAAGAGATGTATAAGCTGACTGAGGAATATATTGTGCTTAGTGCGGGAGAAAAAGAGCTCAGTACTAAACTTGATAAGCTAATGGAAAAGCGGCGCGCACTCTGGTACGAATTTCCGACAATCGATTTATTGCCGAGGAAAAAATAAGTGGGGCGGTCGTTCAATGGCAGGACCTACGACTCTCTATCGTAAGACGGCGGTTCGATTCCGCTCCGCCCTACCAATTTTGTGATAAGATGAAGTTTCGTGGTCGCTTTAGTTCAGTGGCAGAACGGCTGCATGGTAAGCAGCAAACGGCGGTCCGATTCCACCAAGCGGCTCCAGGTCTGACGCGGGGTACAGTTCTAGAGAACTGACCGGTCTCATAAACCGGGCTAGGATGGTGCGATCCCATCCCCCGCTACCATTTTGTGTGGAGTTTGCGATGACAGTTGGAGCATAGAACTTCGCACTTCGCAACTTCGTTATCTATCCTACATATAGACCATCCATTCGCAGCAGCTTGGCTTAAAGAGATTGTCTTATTTTTATTTAGATGATGAAAATCTAAGCAGCGCGGGTCGCTTTCCGAACAGCGAGAACATTTTGATTTCCTTTTTATGTCTCGTATGTAACGTAGTATTTGATTTTTTCTTTTGACAACGGTTGTGATATGTCGTTTACGGTTGGCTGGGTACCACACTTCCTTTTTATAACGACGCTGATTAGCCAACCGTAAGACTTTATTTTTAATTGGCATTAGGCTATTATAGCCTTCTTGCGGGTGTGGCATATAGGATGTGCATCAGCCTTCCAAGCTGACTAAACGAGTTCAAGTCTCGTCGCCCGCTCCAGTTCTTTGAAGAGTCGGTAGCGTTGAAAGCGCGTCATTCGAATGCCGACTCTTTTGCGGTTGTCGGATAGTGGTAGTCCAGGACGTTGCCAACGTCTTAGCGCGAGTTCGATTCTCGTCAACCGCTCCAAGTTTATGGAAATACCATTTACTGAAAAAATGTACCGTATGAGCGAACTTAGCGATGCTCAAAGACAGCACGTCAATAACTGCAAAGAATGCGTGCATGTCATATTGGAAGACGGAAGTAAAAAGATTCGTCTTTGTAAAAATATTGCCGATGTAGCTTAAGAGGAAAAGCAGACGGCTTGTACCCGTCCTCTGTCACTTCGAGCGTGACCATCGGCTCCATTTTTTTTGAGGAAAGCGTGTATATAGCGACGATCGGTGGAATAACAGCATTTCAAAACCTTACATACTTGGCGACTGGTGGACCAGATATGAACTGTTTTGGTTGCTGGTCGATGCCGAGTACTCCACAAGTTTTTGATGATCGCCATAATCCGAAGATGTGGCAGAAGTGGTTTTACGAATTCTTGATCGAGAAGATTCCGGCGAAGATTGAACAATTGATCTTTCCGCTGGCACTGCACCAGGTAGTTGACGCGCGGGCTCGAGCTGCACCGCGAAACGATCCGCGACAGAAAATGAAATTGTGGAAGCAAAGTTTGGCGGAGTAGGGTAACGGCTTATCCCACTTGCTTTGGGAGCAAGGAACTGCGGGTTCGAATCCCGCCTCTGCCACCATAGAGATGTAGATGGACGGTCGATCGCGGCTTTCGGGAAGCCGAGCACCGGGTTCAATTCCCGGCATCTCTACCATTAATCCCTATTTCGTCTAGCGGCAAGACTCCGGTCTGAAAAGCCGGCAAGCGGGGTTCAACTCCCCGGATAGGGACCATTTCTATCTGGTAATCAATGTAATTATCGCCGTAATTTGTGGTATTATCGCGTTGCTATGGAAGTAATCGAGGGCGTTCTTGAGGAAGTTTCTTTTGAATATCATCGAGAGCTACCATTCCCTGTTTGCGAAAAATCCGGCAAAATATCTTATCCAAGCCGGGATCGCGCGCGTAAAGCGATGATCGGATTGCGCGCTAAACTTCGAATTTATTTCTGTCGCGAGTGCCATCGGCACCATCTTACGAAGGGGTAGAACGAAATGTCAGAAGATTCGTCAAGTAGTTCTAGCTCAAGTTCGGGGATGTGGCCCAGTGGTACGGCACTATCCTGCTAAGATAGAACACCGCAAGGTGTCGTGAGTTCGATTCTCACCATCCCCGCCAAAAAAATAACGGAACGTTGGCACAGTGGCTACTGCACCTGCTTGGAAAGCAGGAACACCGCAAGGTGTCCCGAGTTCGAGTCTCGGACGTTCCGCCATATCGGATGGCGCCGGCGAATGGTCGCCAACTACGTTCGAAGCGTGGGGTAACCGAGAGATCGGTTAGTGGTTCGATTCCGCCGTCATCCTCCAGGGGAGCCGTGGCTGAAATGGTCAAGGCACCTGTTTTGAAAACAGACGATACCGTAAGGTATTAAGGGTTCGAATCCCTTCGGCTCCTCCACTTCCTACATTAGAAATACCCTCCTGCTTACTTATTAAAAAAAACATTTGCATCGGTTCGTTTACGTCCTTAGTGTCCCTATTGATATGGATAAGTTTTCAAAATTCATCCCCTTCGCCAAGGTAGACAGTCAAAAGCGCGAAGTATGGGGCATTGTTACGGCTGAGCAGCCAGACAAAGACAATGAAGTTTGCGCGTACGAAGAATCAAAACCTTATTATCGCGCCTGGATCGATGAAATGCAGAAAGCCACAGATGGAAAATCTGTCGGTAATTTGCGCGAAATGCACCAACTCGTAGCGGTCGGCAAGGGTATCGGATACGAATTCCGCGATGATCAAAAAGAAATTTTCATGGGTTTTAAGGTTGTAGATGACGACGCATGGAAGAAAGTCAATGAGGGCGTTTATACCGGATTCAGCCAGGGCGGCCGTAAGGTTGGCGATATGACGCCAGACCCAGTCTATAAGGGCTGTATGCGTTATGTTGCGAATCCTTCCGAGGTTTCGTTAGTCGATAATCCATGTTTGGCAAGCGCCCATTTTGCCTATATCAAGACCGATGGCGCGGTAGAAATTCGCAAATTTTCGAAGACCGAAGCGCCGGTTATTCAAGCTGATCGCATTACTGCGCTCGAGCAGGAAGTTGAACTTTTGAAGGCGGCAAGTATTCATGTTGTGAAAGGCAAGACAAAGCGTGTTGCCGGCGAGGATCTTCCTTCATCTGCATTTGCTTATGTTGGAGATCCGGATAAGACCGAGACATGGAAATTGCCTATTAAATTTTCGAGTGATGCAAAAACAAAATCCCATATTCGCAATGCTCTTGCGCGTTTCAATCAGACGCAAGGAATACCTTCGGGAGAGCGTGCGAGGGTGCATGCCCGGATCGTGGCTGCTGCCAAGAAACATGGAATCGATGTTTCTGAAGAGAAAGAGAAGCTGGCGGCAACATTTACGATTATGCGCAAGGCGGTTCGTCGCTATATCAATCAGCGTCTGGACAAGATTGTTAGCCGCCGCATTCTCGATCTTGATTTGAGTCTTGGTCAATTAAACAAAGGAATGATGGAAGTCTCCAGGATGGCATTTGCAATCCAGGACATCGTTTGCCTCTTTCACTGTATTTGCATGGAACAAGAGTGGGAGGGAGACGCAGATTCAAAACAGCCGGCAATGCTTGCTGAAAACGTCGAGAGTTTGATCGGAACGTTACTTGAAATGGTTGATGAAGAAACGAAGGAAATTTCTGAAGAGGTTCAGGCGCACCGCGCCGTTGCATAAGTAGGAGGAGAGATGGCTGAGAAGATTCTTGAAAAGTCTTATTCGTTCTACAAGGGTATCGAAGCGCAACATGTTGCCATGGGCGAAAAACACGCGATGCTCCACAAGTCTCACATGGATCATCACGATCTTCATAAGGCGACCGCTGAAGCGCTTGATGATACGCACGAAGAAAAGACTTTTCATGCCAAAAAGGCTGTTTTGCATAAGGCTGATGCCGACATGCATAACGACCTTTCCGATATGCATAAAGCCGCAGCACAAAAGTATTCCGATATGGCTGAGTGTATGAAGGCGGAAGAGGTAGTCGATTTGAGTAAAACAGCGACTTCGGCACCAACTGCTGCCGCTGCCGCAACGCCGGCTAAGGCCGATAAGAAGGTGAAAAACATGAACGCTGATGAAATCAAGAAGTGCGCGGCAGCAATGGGTATTACCGAGGAAGAATTTGTGAAGAAATATGTGAACGCCGAAGCTCCGGCATCTCCAGCAGCTTCCGCTGCTGCGGCTGCGATTGCCGCTGGCGCCGGTCCGACGGCCGATGCTGCTGCAAAAGTCATTTCGAATGCAACAGCATTGCCGCTTGAAGAGCGTCTTAAGGTTGTTACGGACGCATTTGTAGAAAAGGCACTGCTTTCACTTAATAACGATCCCAAGGTTGGAGAAGTTATCGAACAGATCGTTCTAATGCGTGTCGGCGAGGTTCTTGGTAAGAAGATTGTTCCGGACAATATTAGCGGCGTTATCACTAAGGACGCACCACAGCAAGCATTTGGTATTCACGCGGTACCGCGTACTGGCGCACCCGCACCGGTAACATCGGCCGAAAAAGCGGCTGTTGCACCACAGTTTTCACACCTAATTTCTTCGCTTGATGGTGGCGAATAATTTAGCTGTCGGCGAACTGAAATTGATTGAAGGAGTTTAGGAGGAACAGGCAATGATCAAGGCAAGCATCCCGCAGGGGTATTACAAGAAGTGCATAGACGAGTCCAATAAGATCATGGCGAAGGTCTATGCCAATCCACAAATAAAGGCGTTAATGGAAGAAGCATTGCCTATGACTTCTCCGTACCACAAGAGTGGTGGCGGCGGAAAAGTCGACCTCAGTAAGTGGGGCGGCAGCAGCTTCCTCGACAACCCGCTCATTAAGCAGGTTGGTCGCGAACTAATTAAGGCTGGTGTGTCGACACAGACCGGCTTTAACTTCTTCGATCTCCGCGGTCCGGCATATTTTATTTTCCCATTATTGACACCGTTTATTCAGATGATCGGACGTCAGGGAAAGGTGAATGCCGGCGTAGGTACGGCTGCGCACTGGAAGGCGACGCGCAACCCGAACTCCACCTACGTTTATGCTGGCGTGCAAGAAGGGCAGCGTAACGCAGAGGCCACGCCAAACGAAATCGACTACCTGGCTACGTATAAAGAGCTCGGTATGGAAGGTGGATTGACCTTCACCTCTGAGTGGGCAGGTGAAGGTTATACCGATAACATCGCGGACGAGCATTTCCGTAACCTCGCTCGTCTGCGCCTCCAGGAAGAAATGCTTACCCTGTGGGGCAACTCCGGAACTGCAACCGGTAATCTCGGCTTCCAGTTGGGCCAGGCAACAACACCAACCGCAACCGCAGTTGCTGGTACCGGTCTAGGAAGCGGAACAAACGTGTATGTTGCGGTTGTTGCGCTTACCGCAATGGGAACCAACCCGGGTGGTCAGGCTGGTTATGCTGCACCTCCTACCGTAGCAAATGGTTTGACACCGAACTATGTTCGTACCAACGCTGATGGAAGTACAACGAACGTAGCTTGCGGTTTGAGTCAGATCTCCAACATCTCGGCTGTAGCCACAACTCCGAACGCGTCATTTGGAAGTGTGAACGTTTCGATCGCAGCAATGAAGGGTGCGGTCGCTTATGCGTGGTATTGGGGTGTGAACGTAGCTTCCGCAACTGGCAACCTAAAACTCGGAGCGATTACCGCATGGCCGTGGTACCAAATCACCGCTGCTGCAACCGGAACACAGCTTGCAAATGCTGCTGGTCTCAGCACCGACAACAGCTACCAGCCAACCGATTTCGATGGTCTCGGAACATATTCCTTCCAAAACGGTTCTTGGACAGACATGGGAGGCGGTTCGTTCACTCCGGTAGGAAACGGCCAGGTTTCGCAAATCGAAACTGACCTACAGTTCCTCTGGACCAACTATCAAGCTCAGCCAGACGCAATTTGGGTGTCGGCTGATGTTCGTCAAGCGCTTGATTCGGCTGTAATGTATTCATCGAGCGGAACCAACTCCTTCATCTTCCCAGTTGATCGCGCAGAGCAAATCGGCGGCGGACTAACTGGCGGATTCATCGTAGGAGCTTACAAGTCCAAGTACAGCATTAACCCTGCAGGTGGAACCGCAATTCCGATCCGCCTCCACCCAATGTTCCCGCAGGGAACCATGCTTTATGACATCAACACGAATCCATATCCGCACAGCCGTGTACCGGCCGTCCGTACATTCCTCGTGCAACGCGACTACTACTCTATTGAGTGGCCAGTTGTGACCCGTCAGTGGACCTTTGGTACGTATGTGCAGGAAGTTCTTGCACACTATATGCCTTGGGTTTCCGCAATCCGTACGGGTATCGGATCATTCGTGGCACCGTGCTATATCGCAGCCGTGGTATTCGGAGAAGATTTCTTCACCGGTCCGCGCGTCAATCTCTGCCGTCGCTGGTTGCTTGACTATGAACAGCGCAGCGGTATGGGTAAGGTTCTTGTTGGAGCCTACCGCACCTTTGGAGAGAAGGCAGCGAAGGTTATTGCAAAGAGCTCGATCCTTAAGAAGGCATTCCGTAAGGTCTTCGATCGCGTTCTCGCAAAAGCCGAGGCACAGTACGCTCGGTAAGAGAAACGGGAAAATTCCGGGCGGCTCGACATTGAGCCGCCCTTTTTTTCAGGAGTAAAAAAAATGGCTCATACTCCCAATTCGAATCAAGTGACACAGCTAGCCACTTTAAATGCGAATTTGGCCGCGGCAAATACAGCATTGGCCGCAGCACAAGCAGCTTTGATTTCCGCCCAGAAAGCACAAATATCCGCCCAAAAGGCGGTTACAGCCTATCAGGCTTATATTTACGGGAATGCTCCGTACCCGAACACGATCGATGGTGGTTCAGCAGAGGGCGTCTAAGCGTGGTGCACCGCTAAAAATAACGGTGCTCTAAATGACCAGGGGCGCGCATTGGACCACAACGCGCCTGTTATATGAGCGAGACAAACAACATTAATTTCATTTTGGACGCATCGGGATTCCAACTGAATCTGCCGAATGCCGTTTATCAGGCATCCGGCAACCTCATTGTCGGCTACACAATTAACGGCGCGCCGTCTTCCATGACGATCACCGTTGAAGGAATTTCTTCGCCTGCCACGAATGCAGCAAATGATTACGGCGCCCAGGCAGGATCACCGGTATTGCTGGACACCTATTCCAGCACAGCCAACACGAGCAACAGAACCATTGCCGTGTCGAGTCTTTACGACTCTTTCCGCGTAACCGGCAAGTGGGCAGGCGGAAATAACGTCACGGTGAATGGAAGTCTGCAAATGTCGGGTGCTGGTCCAACGTGGAATTCGGAAACCTTGCCGAGTTTTCAATCATATACTGGCCACTAACCATGATACAATCCGCGCATGCCTAAAAAAGTTGGTTTGCTTCATCCGTACAATGTTCTTGGCGGGTGGAATGCGGTAGGTGGTTATTTCAATGTCCTAAAAAGAATGGGACATGAAGTTCTGCATTTTACTTTCCCAGGTAATGTCTCCCACCACAATCAACCAAGCATCCTACAGGTAGAAAAACTCCGAAAACTTGCTCCGACGATTGAGCAATTAAATGAATGCGACGTGATTTTAAGCATGTATCACGAGTATACGCAGCCATGGCTCGATATCGTTTATGGTTTTGAAAACTGGAGTAAGATCAAAGTTCCCATTGTTGCAAAATTCGATGAATCTTTTTGCCGCACGGATCTTGGACTTCCCGATCGCTGGATGGAACTACGAACCTGGGCAAATTATTTCTATTTTCCGGCCGTACAAGACGCAGAACGTTTTGGCGGAAAATGGATGCCGTTTGCAGTAGATACGGAAATGTTTAACCCGCGCTTCGGCTATTTGAAAGATAAAAGATATGAGATCGGTTTTATCGGAACTCTTTATCCAACCCGTAGAGCATACCTTGAGAATCTAGCGCGCGGCGCCGGCAACGATTTAAATTTCAATGTCGGACAAGCCGTGGTCCAAGATATCGGCGGGATCCGCTCCGAAGAAAGTATGAAGCTGCTTGCGGAAAACTATCGTCAATTGAAAATCTTCTTTTGTTTGCCGCCAATGTCGCGCCTGATCGTTGAAAAGGTTTTTGAGGTTATGGCATCTGGAACTTTTGTGATGTATCCAAAATTTCCAGCACCAGCCAAAAATAATCTAAGCCTTTTTGAGAACGGTAAAGAGATTTCTTATTACGACATGGGAATGATGCCGGACAATATCGCGCAAATTCGATATTACCTTGAACACGACGATGAGCGAGAAAAAATAGCGGAAGCCGGTATGTGGAAAGTTAGAAAGAAATTCACCCTGGAACAAATGTTTACTGAGCTCCTTTCTGCCGGAGAAAACAAGGATGTATCAAAAATTACCAGAGTGCCCGCGAGCGTTTGACCGCTACGTTAAACGTTTATGGATGGGGGTAGAGCTCGAGGTTGGTGCTCTTTTATATGCACTCGTGCGCATTATGAAGCCAGATGTTTGTATCGAAACAGGTCTCTATATTGGCGATTCTGCCGAATGGATCGGCAAAGCTTTAGCCGACAATGGGTATGGACATCTCCACACCTGCGATATTGATGCAACGAAGATTTCCGCTGGGCGTCAACGCTTATCGTATTTGCCGGTAACGGTCCATCATTGCGAAGGGAAAGAGCTAATTTCACAATTCAGGCAGATTGATTTTGCACATATCGATTCCGGAACTCAGGATGTGCGTCTATCAGAATTGCTTAGTCTTAACGAAAATAACATCACACCGCTGGGAATTGTCGCCTTTCATGATGCCTGTAAAGAATGTCCCGGTTTGTATCCCGGTTTTGCATCTCAAAGGAATTGGCATCATTTAGTGTTTCCGTCATTGGTTGGTGTAGCCGTATTTCAGAGACCGGAGTAGATATGGCGAGTGCAGATGAACAGCGTGCGGTTCTGAGTGTTTTAAATTCATGTCCAGTCGCGCCCTGTATTGTTGAATTGGGAGCATATTGTGGAGAAGACACCGAGTGGATGTTTCAAGCGGTCAGAGATAAAAGTCCAATTATTGTTACCGTTGAAGCGGATCCAGATAATTACCGCAGAATAGCCGACAGGCATATTCCTGGACGTCATCTCTACGGCGCCATATCTGATCGTAACGGTAATTGCGATTTTTGGGCATGCTACACACCAGAAGGGCGCGGATCCGGTTCCGTTCGAATGCCGACCAGACATCTTGAAAAAAATCCATGGTATGATTTTCGGCCGATTCCCGGTGGTATCCCATGCTTTACATTGGATTATCTATTTAATGCATATGCGTTGCCGCGGATCGATTTATTGTGGGTGGATATCCAGGGTGCCGAGAACCAAATGATAACTGGCGGACAGAAAGCATTGCGTCACGCACGTTATTTGTTCATTGAAGCAGAAGAAAAGGCATTGTATGACGGGCAAGCAGAGCGTCCCGAATTGCTTTCTTTGCTCCCGGAGTGGAGCGTTATCCGTGAATTTGATTTCAATCTTTTTATGAAGAATGATGCATATGATCAGCGTACTTCTGCCAACGCGTAAGCGACCGCTAATCCTCCAACGGATGATTGAATCGGTTTGGCTTACCTCATCGAAACCAATTGAGATAATTCTATACATCGATAACGATGATACGGAAAGTGCGGCTATGGCTGATCAACTTGCAGTTAAGAAGATTATTGGGCCGAGAATTACGTTGAGCGATTGTTGGAATAAATGCGCTGAGATTGCCACTGGAGATATATGGCAGCAGTCAAACGATGATGTTGTTTATCGAACATATGGGTGGGATATCATTGTTGAGAATTTCTACTCCCAAACTTCAGATAAAATCTGGTTTACACATCCATACGACAGCGGCGGCTATTACAAAGATTTTGGCGCACACGGTTTTGTCCATAGACGCTGGGCGGACGTTGTTGGTTTCTTTATTGCGCCTTGGTTTTCGAGCGATTACGGTGATACATTTCTAAATGATTGCGCGAATGCATTAAATAGAAGAAAATGCTTGCCGATTATTGTCGATCATTTACACTTTTGGTTTGGCAGATCGGAATGCGATCAAACGTACCAGGAACGCATTGATCGGCATATGAAAGATCGACCCGATTTGCTTTATGAAAAATTGCGGCCGGAACGTGAGGCTGCAATCGAAAAACTACGAGCAGTCATGGAGAACACATGAGCGAGAAAAAGAAAGATCCACTTCCAAAGGTTGATGTTGTGGTGCGCGAAGGAACTCCCATAGTCGCCACACCCGAGGAAGATGTAAAGAAAGACTCGAAGCCTTTGGATTCAATCGAAACTCCGAAAATCACCGGTCCAAAGCTTACCGTGATGATTCTTACGCAACCATCACGCGCACCATATCTCTCTCGACTGATGTCTTCTCTAACACAGCAAATCGGTAACGGAAATTATCATGTCGAAGTCTTGACCCGTATTTTTGATGAATCAATGGACCTCGGTACGAACCGTCAGCAACTCCGCGAGCAAGCCAAGGGTGAATATAGTGTTTTTATCGATGATGACGATATCGTTGCCGATGATTATTTCTCTAAAATTTATCCGTTACTCGATGGAGTCGACTACATCGGCTACAACATTCAGTTATTTATCGATGGAAATAAACAGAAACCAACCTACCATTCGCTGAAATATACAAAGTGGTCAGAAGACGACAGTGCATACTATCGCGATCTATCCCATGTAAATCCGATAAAGACAGAGCTCGCGCTAAAAGTAAAAATGTCGGGCGGACATGGCGAAGATGCGCGTTGGGCGAATGAACTTCGAACATTGAAGGTTGTGCGATCGGAGCATTATATCAACGAACCGATGTATTTCTATTACTTCCGCACATCGAAAGACCATTCACCGGTGCAGCTTAGTGGTCAACCGGTGATAGCGCATGCATCCGGCCCTATATCCAAGAAGGCTTGTCCGAAATGCGGTAGTGGCGCCCTCGGGATGGCTGGTGGCATGCGCCGTTGTAATCAGTGTGGACATGCCTTCTAAACCATACAAAACTAGCCTTACCTATTGGTTTCCGCGCGTATCAAAGCTTGGCATTCCTGTCCCGCGGACGAAAATTATCCCGATAGATCGCGAGAAGGTGTTTCCGATTTTCGATGGGGATGAATGTCCGTACTTTACTGGTCTTGTTAGTGACCTCATGAAAGAGGCGGATAAATTTGGCTTCCCTCTTTTTCTTCGAACCGATTTGTCGTCAGAAAAACACTCGTGGAAAAATACTTGCTATGTTCCCAATATGAATGTACTGAGCAAAAACCTAGTATCCCTTCTTGAATTCCATGAGTTGGCAGGTCTGTTCGGTTTGCCGTATGAAGCAATTGTATTCCGCGAATTCCTGGATCTCGAGATTTCATTTAAAGCCTTCCGTGGTGAAATGCCCATCAATCGCGAGCGTCGTTATTTTGTCCGCAACGGGAAAATTGAATGTCATCATCCCTATTGGCCGGAAGAAGTCTTTAACGGGCAGCCGATGATATTCGAACCAGGTACCAAAGGAACGTGGAAAGAACGACTGGCTATTCTAAACAATGAGCCGGAAGAAGAAATTAGTTTTTTGACGCCATTGGCTGAAGCAGCCGGCGCCGAACTAGGAGATTATTGGTCTATTGATTTTGCTAAAGCAAAAGACGGAACGTGGTATCTAATTGACATGGCACTTGGAAACGAATCTTATCACTGGGAAGATTGCCCCCACAAAAAATAATTATCATCGGTTCACCGTTTTGTGTATCTGTAGTGCGTGATCAAAAACATTTGTGTATGTGGTTTGGGGAAGTTGGGTAGCCCCATTGCGGCGTTATTTGCTGCAAATGACGTTAATGTAGTTGGCCTCGATCTTGACGAAACAAAAGTACTGGCAATTAACACCGGTAGGGCTCCCGTTCAAGAACCGGGTCTTGAACGTCTAATAAAGAAAACGCACGGCAGAACCCTTCGCGCCACAGCTCAAGTCCTCGATGCTATCCGCGGTACAGAAGCTTGCTGCTTTATAACCCTCACACCAAGTCTTGCCGATGGCAGTTTTTCCAACGAATATCTAATTGTAGCCATGAAATCTGTTGCGCATGAGGTCTATGCGCGCCGTATTTCTGACTATGTTTTTATCATCAATTCTACGGTCACACCTGGATCTTGTGAGAAGGTTTTTCTGCCATTATTGCGCGAAGCGATGCAGGAACTTCCATTTCACTTGGTGTATAAGCCTGAATTCATTGCTCTCGGAAGTGTTATCGATAATCTCCAATATCCAGACTTCGGTTTGTTCGGTGTGTCGAGCAAAAAAGCAGCGGATCTAACAACAGAATTATATGAGCGTGGGATGAATTACAAGGTTCAAGAGGGATACAAAGTAATGACATTGATCGAAGCTGAACTGGCGAAGATCTCTGTTAATTGTGCCCTTACGACAAAAATTAGCTTTGCCAACCAGGTCGGGGCACTTGCTAGGAAGTTAGGCGCGAATCCACACGTAGTCTTGGACGCGGTCGGATCTGATCGACGCGTAGGGCGTTCTTGTTTGCGTTTTGGAATGCCATACGGAGGTCCATGTTTGCCGCGAGACAATCGCCTTTTTCAGTATACGGCTCGAGGATTGACAGCTCCGTTGCTTTCTGTAGCAACCGACGATCTAAATGAAGCATTAATTTATTCGATTGCAGCCGAAATCCAAAACAAATGTAACTACAGAAATTTCGGTACAATCGGAATTCTTGGTCAAAGCTATAAGCCGAACACGCCAGTAACAGAAGAATCTCCAGGATTAAAACTCAAAGAATTACTAATGGGCATGGGGTATACCGTTAAGACGCACGATCCACAGGCACCACATTCCCATTCACTTGCCGAGGTTTTAATAAGTCCAGTAATTGTTATCGCGACCGCGTGGCTGGAATACAAAACTCTTAATTATGAAAATAAAGTACTTATCGATCCAATGGGTGTTGTCGAAAAAACTGTTGGCATTGGTGCGAAATAATCCGTAGGTTCTTCTGACATAGGAGAAAACATGAAACTATTTTCAAAATCACTTATGGCTCTGTCGTTGTGTTTTGTGATGGTAATTTCCGGATGTTCCGCTTCTTGGGTGACCACCGTTGATAATATCTTGGTTGCAGCCGCACCAGCATTAATCAACATCCTGAATATCATCGCCATTGCGAAGGGCCAGCCGATTAACGTTGCGCTCGCATCAAAAATCAATACTGACGCGGAAACTATCAAGGTTTTAGCGGCAGACTTTGCTGCTGCTTCCGCTAGTGCTGCTCCAACCGCATGCTCACAGTTACAGGCAGCAATCAATACCTACGCGTCGGATGAAGCGCAGGTTATGTCTCTTGCGCAGATTTCAGATCAAGCGACACAGGCAAAAATCATTACACTGTCCGCCCTTGTTGCCGGCACGGTTACAGCTGTGCTAGCTGTTATCCCGAACTGCAGACAAGCCGTGACCATGAGGGAATCTCTAGCATCGAGCACGGTTCCATTGCCACTTAAGACCTTCGTGAGTTCGTATAATTCACAGTTGACTGTTAAAACTGGTAACCAAGCGGTGGATTCGTACACGGCAAAACATAAAATCCACGTGCATTCAATGTTGTACCGGACACTACATTTCGGATCTTACTAAGGTGAATGATGAATAGCCTTAAGCTTGGCAAATTGCCGCGCAAAGAACATCCGCTAACGCTTGATTTATCGAAGTACGTAAAGTTAGCGGATCCGCCGCGGGCATTTGCCTACGAATACAACATCTCCGACTGGACAATGATGGGCAATGACAAAATCGGGGATTGTACATTCGCCAGTCCTGGACATCTTGAAATGGAATGGAGCTCGCGTACTTACGGTCTATATATTCCGAGCCTTCAGGACATCATTCGTGGTTATTCCGCTGTTAGTGGATATGACCCGCAAACCGGTATGAACGACAATGGCTGCGTTATTACGGATGTTCTTGAGTACTGGCGCACTACCGGTATTGCCAATCGCAAGATTTTGGGCTGGGCTCAGATCGACACCTCAAATATAACAGCAATTAAACAAGCGATCACAATCTTTGGCGGTCTCGACATTGGATTTAACGTTACAGAGACTGCGATGAATGAATTCAGCTCAGGACAAGCCTGGAACAATACGAGTGATAAAAATATCGTCGGTGGTCACTGTGTCTGTGTTCTTGGTTATGGTTCTCTTGGTTGTA